CCCCATTGAATGTATTGTGCGGACACAGTCCGTTCCATACCATCTCTAAATCCTCTCACCTCCACACAAGTAGTATTTTCTGACTTGTATGATGCTTCTAGCATAAGGCGGTACACTCGCCCAGGTGTTACTCCCACAGCTTTTAATAATCTGTGGTCGACGTGATTGTCTAGATATGTTTGCGTTGCGTTTGAGGGTCGATGTCTTAAGTCTACCCTTGATTTTACACGCTTATATGTCGCCTCCAGCTTCATATACAACCTACTTGAGTTAGCTATAACCGGGCTGTTGTTGAATGAAGTTGTTCCACTCATGAGGCCAACTGCGTGCAATGCCAATTTTGGAACCCTCCGTCTGAATGAACAAACCATTGATAAAGATACGTCTTTATTAATGGCCCTATTCCTCAGGGTCCAAGATTGTGTTAAAAAATTCTCGATATATTCGTCAGTGTTCAAAGGTGCATCTGTAACCCAACTACCAGATATTGTTGAACCAATCGCCCTAGCGATATAACCGACCCCATGCGTCTTATCAAAACTGACACGTAGGAATTCACTTCCGACCATTCCCATACTTTGTTTTACGGGATTTAGGCGCAATGGAGACGCATTTAATGCTTCCATTATAATGTCTAGTGACTCCCAAGTGTTGATTGATGCTTTTACGTCATCACCCGTATGCCTGAACTCGTTCTTATGGTACTCCAGTCCTGTGTACATACGGATATACGCGGCGTTTAGAATAGAGTTGAAAAAACTAGTACCCCTATGTCCTGACATTAAAGTGCCAACAACTTTTCTGTACGTTTTCACACCACCCTTATTCTCTTCGATATATGTATTCAGTATGCTATCCACTGCCCACTTAACTGTTGCCTTATTAAAGTGTGGACCACATACTTCCTCAATAACAATCACCATTGCTTCCAACAGGTGTTGTCCATTAAAATTGTCATAGTCTGCGTTCAACTTAATTGAACCTGGCAGCTTTGACCAACGTCTATAATCTTTCGTCTTAAACCCCATTTGTGGTTTCAATAAAACCCGTTTCCCCCTCCAAGCTCTCTCAATTGGGGTCAATAAGTAATCAAAAGTAAAATAGGACCTCGAGTCACAAGAGTATATCGCTCTCGATTTGCCTTGCTCCGGTTTTTCTGACTGCCCCGCAGTGGTAAACGTATCCTTATATGCAATCAAATTCACATCTAGAGCTTCTGAAAACTCTCGCTTCGTTTTCTGATTAATTCCATTCTCCATAATCTTTTTGCCAAAAACGTGTTTCTCTATACCACGCCTATGGCTACCAGCTTTTACCCAACCCCAACGTTTCGACCAATGCACGTCAGATGTGGGAACCTTTAATTTATATGTGTCCAATTCTTCACGTACAATACTGCGCACCTCCTTACGCAATAGTGTCAAATCGACATTAGCTGCCTGTTCATTCATAAATCTTTCTTTGTTGACTCTAACCTCAATATCATCCTCGAGGTCAACTCTAAAAGTATCACGACCAAACAGTGAATCAAGTTCACATAACGAAGCAATTCTCATATCCTGTACCGGACCGAGACTTTTCATAACTACGTTAATAAACTTCAAGAACTTTCTATCTTTACAAAACTTCAATACCCGTAATAGACTAGGATCACAACTGACAGAAGACATCCACATGACCCAACCGGTCGCTTGGTCGTTGTACATCCCATCTAAGTACTTGTAATAACCGTCTATCTTTCCCAACAAACTACTATCATACTTTCTTAAACTATCTACCACATCGCGAAAGAACAAATTCGTCTTTGTTTTTGCTAAACTATTATCCTTCAATCTATATAGTTTACGGAAATCAAATTTCTTTTTCGACGTATAAAAACCTTTACCACTTACTTCTATTTCTTTACCACACAAAATGTCTAACACTACATTCATTACTTCAAAACCCTTAAAAGTTTGTAACGGACTAACATACGCATAAAGAGTAGCATATGTTAGAGCGACC